CGTCGATTCTATTATGAGTTAATGGAGGACATAACCTTTTTTGAAGATCCCCTCGGTGAAAAAGCTGACTGAAAACTGGATCAAATGAGTTCGAAAGAACAGCAGTTTAAGTCGGATGACATCGTTGACCGCCATCAATGCTCCTCGCTTCTCTAAGAGTTTGATGGACCCGGTTCAGTGACCCGGAGGTTAAGACGGATGAAAATGGGAATAGTATAAGTTGGAAAGTGGACAGTAATGGTGAAACTTCTCGAAGTTATTGTTCGGAATTAAGTGTACTCATTTAGTCAGAAAGCATCGGCCGGTGGCCTTAAGCAGTCTGATAGATTACAATGAAACCAAAGCGATCTTTTATTTTTATATTATTTCATGTAGATTCGAAACCTAAAAACACGAAGAGCGGGGACCGGTCGCCTGTATGGCTTTGCAGGTACGGTTTTTTGTCATGAATTTGACGAACGAAAAACAACTGGCTTCTATAATTAATGAAACAAACGCGAAAAACACTGAAAAGACAGTGTCAAATGATAAAAGTGATATTGTTGGTCAAGGGACTAAAGATTCAACTATTGTAAAATTGGAAACAGAACAAACAAATGATTTTATTGAATCCAAAATAGGAAGAGTTCTTTCTCAAAATGTGATGCGTCAGCAAGACTGGACTGATGTATCTGATTTGCTAGAATTTCCGGCTCTAGGTGAGGTGTTGAAAGAGGTTTACTCAGTAACCTTTTATCCAGCACCGAATGATACAAGTTATATCTCACAAACTTGTGACATTATTGGCTCTAAAAGCGTGAGAAATTCACCCTCTGATGGTTATGTCCACTCAGAGCCTTACAGACCGACCTTTACATCTGGATATTTTTCTTCTGTTTGGAAAAAGGATACCTCTACTTATGATGATTTTGTGTTCGGTATCCATCCTGAGTTTCCTGGAACGTGTTCTTCTGGTAATTCAAGAGAGGTGAAAATGGAATACTCCCAAATACTCAAGACTACACTTGCTGATATTGTTGATCCAAACAAGATTATGTTAAGAGAACTTATCCCAATGCAACAAAACTCAATTCCTGGTGGTTTGACTGATTTATCAAAGAATATGATTTGGGGAGGTTGGTCGAGAATCGAATCTGGAAAGATTGTCCCACCGATTCTACCTATGGTTAAACTTTTAAATTTCCTGATCTCTTCGGCTGCTATGCAAAATTTCAAGGCAGGTACAAATGATTTGGATTGTTGGGATACTCCTGGTACAAATTTGAATTTTGGTGTTGGAGCGGAACTCCCAAGATGGGGACTTATGCCTACTGTACTTCCTGGTGAACCATCAAAAATTCGAGTTATGCATACTTCCTATGAGAAATGGTTGAAGTGGTCAGCTAGTGGAAGATTAAGTGATTTCGGTGCTGCAACAAATGAATTGAATCTTGCGGCAGCAGCTAATGCTATTGTTTTTGTACCAATTCTTTCTAATTTGATTAGCTCAGGGTACGATGCAATGATGTATGCGCTTGCTTTCTCAGGTTTAAATGGTGGTTGTTATGTAAATGGGACAGTTAAACCTTGGGTACCGATGAGTTTGCTCAATGCTTGGGATTTACCTTGTGGGCTTTGGGAAAGTGTCGAAGATTATAACTTTAATATCGTTTTTGTTGTTGTCGATTCTTTTTCTCAAAATGCAATTCAATTTGGTCTATTGACTAATGTTCAATACCATGTTTGGTCTGATATTCCGATTGCACCACTTGAATTATTCCGTAGATGTATGGCTACAAATGATCATTTTCCTTCTGCTTTACAAATGTGTCGTTGGATGTCAGGGTCTCAATGGTCTAGAGTATTAACAATGGCTTCAGCAAAGAGTTTTAGAACAACAACAAATTGGATGGATAGAACTGCTTTAGCTACTGATTCCATGAAATATTGTCGTGTTCATTCTGGTATAATAACTTCAAGTCAAATGTTAAGTCAAGGACGTTCAAATTATTTTGAGCATTTACATTACACATCAACTTATACTGCTTTTTCTACTATGTCAATGTCGAAATATGTTCTGAGTTTGCTTATATCTGGTCGTTTGAAGTTGGAATCAGTTTTGATTAGTGGAGATGATGTTGTTGAATGTTATATTTTGGATGGTAAGTTTATGCTTGATGATTTTTTCAATCCGATGTTTGATTGTATTCGTAAATCTGAGGATATTTGTGATTTAGATCTTGGTCGTTGTGATGATGAATCTTTTGAAAAGATAAAGAAGTTGAGATTTTCGAAATGGGAGGATGAGTTGAAACAATTGAAGAAAGAACAACAAAAGAAATCAACACAGAGGAAAAAGGGAAAGAAGAAACAAGAAAAAGACAATATGGTTTTTGTCGATTCTGATGATGAATTGGAAAGAGAAGAAGTTGAGTTGAGAAGAAAGGGTGATATTTTGAAGAAGAACAATGATAAAGTTTTTGGTGAAAAAAGAACAGTTGATCAGAATATTTCCGCTTCGGTTCGTCAAGATATTGGTGAGATAAAAAGAACAACAAAGAAAGGCAATGTCTATGATATCACAACTGGTCCAATCGATAGAGTGAAACAAAGGGTTTGTCAGCTTAAAGCTGCGTTGAATGAAGAAAATCATATCTTGAAGAAGGCTTTTGATAATATTAGAAAGTTTAATCGGAATAAAGCTTCAAGACCAGGTGAAGAGGAAATCTTTGAAAGAATTGAGATATTTGAAGAAGTTGATCGTTTACATGATTTATCAGAAGAAAGAAATAAGAAAGAGACCAAAGAGGAGGTTCGAAAACAGAAGAAGAAAGAAAAATCAGATGATAAATCAAGAAAACAAGATCGAGAGGATAAAACAACTTTTAATGAGGGAGATCCTTTCCTTGATTCTTTCTTTTCTGGTTTAACATCACAAGTCAAGATGAAAGATGAACATAAAGCATATTCTTCTAAGTATCACAAAGATAGTGGAAAGAAAGATAAGAATATGTTGGAATTTGCTGATATGCCAGTCATCCTAACTTTTTCTGAGTTATTTGCTGTGTGTACTGAGATTTTTGGTCTTAATGATGATAACAGATTGATTGTTGTCGCGAATTTTACAAATATTGGAACCAAAACATCGACTATGCCATACAGAGCTGACGATGCTGTCCTTTGGGCTTTGGGGAATGCTGGTGCTTATCAAAAAACAATTATTACTCCATATACCTTACACGCTATTGCCTTTACTATAAATGCTGCTTTAGGTGAAAGGTTAAGTAGATCTTGTTTTGATGGTGGTAATTGGTATGATTATACTCAACCAAATAATGATGTTGAACTATCATCTACTTTTTCGAATGCATCATTATTTTACAATCCTGAACGTTTTGCTTGTGATATTCTAAATAACGGAAATTACGTTCCTTTCATTGGTAGTGTCTTCACTAGGCAAAGTAATGCTGTCTTTTCTAAACATTTCTGCTTCCCAATGTTTATCTCAAAAGGTCAAAGAGACAAATTCTCAACAACACAAAAATGTTTAACATCTTTACAAAGAATTTCAACTCAAAATACCATTACTAAAGTTAATCATCCAGGTCGTATGACTTGGAATGATTGTTCTCAAACAGTTTGGTTGGCTAATGGAACACTTCGTATGACTACAACTGATGCTTATTATGCTTATGCTTCTATTAATATGATGCATGGTGACATCGGTAGATTAAACGGTGATTATCAGATGGTTGTACCAAGACCTTTGAGGATTGAGATTTCTGGTCAGAGTATGGAATTGGTTTTCGACAAATATTTTATTTTACCAGAGAGGAAGGATCCAAGAGAGATTATTGTTGAGGAATCATCCGGAATGCAAATTCTAGATGATAACAAGTCCTTTCTTGTACCAAAGCTCGACTTTAAGTAAGTTAAGCTTGTTCAAAAGACTCGATATCCCGCATGTTGCTGCTGACGAGGGTATGATTTTATACAATTTGATTAGAGTATTTGCAGTTGAAAAACTGAGATTGAAAAAGAATTATTATAAGAGAATGTTGATCTTAAATCCCGATAATATCGGTCAAATAAGGTCTAAACAAGTAAATGATGGTTCAATTTTTTCTGTTTTCAAGAAATATTTTGATTTGTTAGGATATACAAACGCTTCCACTTTAAGTAAAATGATTTGTGTTTTAAAGACAGAGTGGATGAATAGTTTGTTTTCTTTTCTTAATCAAAGATCGAAAAAATATCTTTCATCTCAATTAGATCCTGAAGTTTGGGGTCGTTTTTGTGATTTGGGTAGTCTTGTAGGCTATCCTAAACAGGAAGGAAGAATTTTTAAGCAAGATATACCAATGTGGTTGACCAATAAGGGTGCTTGCTCTGGATTCGCATATACAAAGGATAGATTAAAAAATGTCTATTCTAAAATTTTAGGTTCAATTCATTTGAACAGTGAAAAACCACAATTTAAAGATTTTAATGCTTGGCTATTTGCTAGATATACATGGATGAACGAAGGTTCAAACAAGCATTCGAGTTTGCAAGTTGATGATGAATACATCCGGACTAAACTGGGTGTTGCTTTGTCTTTAGATGATACTGATCTTTGGAATTTAATATCCGAAAAGTGTATTTTAGAGGATGGTTTGAAGATTTTTGTAAAAAATGATGAGAAAGGTCTCAAAGGAAGATACGTTTGTAATGCTCCGATTGGGCTTTATTTAGTTCAAAAGTATTATATTGATTGGATAATCAGTCATACTCCGACTAAGACGCCGAAGTTGACTTTGTTTCAAGAACCAGGTTATATTATTCAGGTTGTTCGCAACTTGTTTAATTCTTTAAAAATTTTGGTTCCAATTGATTTTGATGCTTTTGATACAAAAATAGAGTACATTTTTTGGGATGCTTTAAATGAATGGATCATTGAAAGGTGTCCTCCTGAAATTTCGAGATTATCTTCTTATTTTACAAGTTTCATTGGTCGTATCAGCATTTATGATGAAAATAACAAACGTGTTGGTATTTGGACTAGAGGTTTACCTTCTGGTCTTTATGCTACTGCCTTTGTTGGTAGTCTATTTAATTTAACAATGCAAGAGTTAATTTCTGAAGATACAGGGTTGTTTGATCCTACAGCAGCACAAGGTGATGATGGTATTATTTGCACAACTCGTGAGACAATGAGTTTATTTGGTGATTCAAGTGAGGTTTATCTCGCTAGAATACAACTTGAATTCAATAAAGTTTGTGCGGTAGTAAATGAAAACAAAAACTGGATTGTTTTATCTGAGGTTAAACCAGCAGTTGAATACTTAAAAATGGTTATAACACCGTTTAGCGTTGAGCAGTATCCAGCTAGGGTATTTTCTTCTATTGCTTGGAATTATCCAAGTAATAAACCTTTATCTACTTATGAGAAGTTAATTTCACTGGCTAACTTATGGAAAGAGTTTTTTGATAGATCTCATTCTTATTATGAGAATGAGATGGTGTCTGATATTCATGGTATGTTGATGAATAAATTTAATTGGAGTAAAGATCTGATTAGAAAATGGATTCATACACCAGTAGCAGTAGGTGGTTTTGGTCTGGTACCATTAGACCTATCCACTAGATTTGTATATCGTAGTAATTCTAAAAAATTGAAAGCGAAGGGTTTAATTTATCCTCGTTATCCGTTTATGCACAGTAGTATTTGGAAGATTGATAATATTGTTATAGATCTAAAAGCAATTTTAGATTCGTCGAAACATTCACCAAAGACACTGGAGTCGTTAAGTCGCAATCGACCTCCGAAATGGGGGGATTTCGTTGAGTATGTTAGATACTCACAAGGTTTAGAAAACAAATTAACTGATATACCAGCAGTTAGAGATAATTTTGGAAACATTCCTTTCCGGATTCTTGGTTATTCTGATTTATATATTATTAAGAATATTGGAGGGTTTGATTTTAGAGGTATAACCAAAGATTATTTATCTTGTTTGCTATTAATGCTTCGTACATTTAGGTCGTTTAGACAGGTTGAATTAAGCGTTCAGCTATGGAAATAATTGGAGTTTTAAGGGGTTTGGAAGCGAAAGCTG